ATGGCGATCTACATGATTGGGTACGACCTGAACCGTCAAGGGCAGAACTACAGCGGTTTGATCGAAAAAATCAAGGAAATTGCCAACGGTTACTGGCACCACCTTGACTCGACGTGGCTGATCAGCCATGCAGGCAGCGCATCTGTGATTCGCGATGCTCTAAAGCCTTTTATCGATAGCAACGACGAACTCCTTGTTGTGAAGCTCGCACAAGGGGATGCGGCATGGAGCGGATTCAACAGCGCTGGATCTGACTGGCTTAGAAACAACCTGAGCTAGCGACCAACAAAAAACCCCACTACGCCATCGCGGTGAGTGGGGTTCGTGCCGGCTCAACTCCTCCAAAAGAGTCCACCGGCTGACATGGTTTTTCAAGGTGGCGGCACTCATGCCTAATCCGCCGACTGTAGGGAATGGACTACGCGCGGCCCTACAGCCACACCCGCGCTAAATGAAGAACATCATCGGTTCGGCTTCCTGTGCTTCCGGCACCGTGGCTGCAACGCCAATAGCCATTGCAAGCGCAACAAGCCCGTCGATACGGCCAGTGGTTCGAGCCTTGTCAAATTTGCGCGAGCCGACCGGGTCTTTGATGACAATGGCGTTTGCTGCACACATCGCAAGAACAGGATGGTTGCCGTGTGCAATCCGCGCGTTCAACAATTCTGCTTCCAGGGCATCGATAGCTGGTCCCATGTCCTTGAACCCTTGCCCAAATGGTTGCAGTGGTAGGTCGATGCCCAGCGTGTCTAGCTCCTTCTTCATCACGTCTATCCGCCAGCGGTCAAAGGCGATCACGCGCAAATCCAGGTCACTCACAATTTCGCCGATGTCTGCTGCCACGTGGGCATAGTCAACACTGGCACCCGGAGTGGTCCGCATGAATCCCTGCCGTGACCAAACGTCATATGGCGCACGGTCACGGTGCGCACGGTCTGCCAAGCCAATCTGAGGCGTCCAAAAGTGCGCCTGTGCCTGCCATACGCCATCGACCTTGCCGACAAGAATCAGCGCCGTGAGATCTGTGCGAGCGGATAGGTCAAGACCGCCGTACACGGGACCGTCAAATTGCAGGACGTGGCTACCGCATGACTTCCATACGTCCGGCGATACGAAGGGGCTTTCTGTACTCACGCGCTGATTGAGCAATAGATTGCGCGCAGAGTTCTCCATCGACGGCATGCGCTGCGCCTGCTTCATCTGTTCGGCAAGATCATCGCGACTGCGGAACGTGCCGAGCGCAGGATTCGCGGCCATCCACTCTTTCTCATCATCAAGCGGGCATCCATCCGCTGCCGCATGAAGGTGGCAGACAATGCGCGGATCACTGCTGCGTTGGGCATCGTCCAACCAAATGCTTAGCAAGTCTGCATCGTTGGCGGCTTGAGTTGAAATCACCAGCAATAGCGGATTAGCGTGCGCGCCCTGACTTGTCACGATGGCATCCACGAAATCAGATTGCGGCCCACGCACCTGCCCGACTTCATCAAGAATAGCTAGCACTGGCGAAAGACCATGGGCGGTCCTGCCGTCAGCGGCCAGTGCCCGAAACTCAGTGTTGAGTGGCAAACCCACCAAACGTTTGCCACTTGGGATGATCTTGACGATGCCTGAAAGGTCGGCAGATAGTTGGACCATCTTGGATGCGAGATTAAACACCAACGCAGCCTGATCACGGCTCATGGCACCACTCACAATTTGCGCATTCTGCTTTGCTTCCGGTCCAACAAGATGTGCCAAGAGTAGTGCAGCGATCAGCCCGGTCTTACCGTTCTTTCGGCCAATCGAAAGATAAGCCCGCCGAGTGTCGGCAGGGTTGTCGTATACATCGCGGATGAAATCCTTCTGAAATTTGGCAAGGTTCATGGGCTGACCAACCTGCGCACCGTCAGGAGTCAGACAGTATTTTTCAATGAATGCGATTACGCGGCTGGCTCTACTGTCCATCACTTCACCGCCACCAATCGCGGAATCAGCGGATCACTATTCGTGGCGGCTTGTTGTGCCTCACGCTGCAAGTTGAGTGCGTTACCTGCATCTCTACTCCGTCCCTCTGTCGCTTCCGGGTGGACATGCAGCATTCGAGACAGCGCGATTGCACGGCGTCCCGCTGTGTCTAGCAGCTTGTGGGCAGGATGGGGCTTGCCGCCCTGCGTCATGTCTCCTTCAAGGCGCACCAGCGCACGCAGACGCGCAATGTCGGCATGAATCATCGCGAGTTCCGCTGCGTTGATCAAATCCAAGTCGTTCCATCGATCACGGGCACGATTCCCGATGATTGCCAGCCAGTGCGGCCATGCCTCAGTTGGGAAGTCGATATGTACAGGCGGTTGCAAGCTATCTGCGGCGGCATTCTTGGCAGCAGTCACGGCAGCAGCGAGGCTATCGGATCGGCGATTTCTGGTCTTCTTCATGGCGATCTTTGGACTTAGCGATTTTTAAAGGGAGGGAAGTCGGTCTTTTGAGTCGAATTTCCTAGCGATTTTTCTGATTCCAGTGATGTGATGGATCTGCGGGCCATCCATCTTGATTGCACCCCATAACCACTGATAAGCCATGTCGTTCGCGTCCTGTCTTATGGCTATGACATGAGTGACAGAGTGGCTGAAGGTTCTCTGCACTGTTATCCGATGGATCACCACTCGCGTGGTCAATATCAGTAGCAAGGACAGTCATTCCGCGAGATTTGCAATGTCTGCACAATGGATCGTGTGCCAGAACATAAGCACGCAACTTTCGCCATGCCGAGCTATTGAGTGGGATGGTGCGTCGCGAATCAGCATCACGACCACTAGGATTACTCCTGCGCATTTTCCATCCTTGGCAAATTTTCGAGCCTGCGAACTTCATCAACTGTCATCCAACCTGATGCGATTGCCTTGGCGTAGAAATCGGCGCGTGCTTCAGGATTGCCACGCAACAAACCTTCAACGCTGTGTTCGGCCAAGTATTTCCGACGTGCGAGAGGGCCAAGAAGCTGACGCGTAATCTCGGCTTCCCACATGGCAATCCAGCGTGCAAGCGAATAGCGCACGAACTGACTACCCAACTCGGCAGTATTGGAGTACGACCCATGACGCAAGTCGCCCACCATTGTTGGTGGGACGCGAAAGATGCGGCATATCTCTTCAACGCTGAACTGCTGCGACGCCACCCACTGCGCATCATCCAAGCTCATGCCAACTTGCTGATATTTCATGTTTCCTGACAGCACTGCCACACGTCCAGCATTGCCGCTACCCGAATGGCGCGAGTTCCAAGCGTCGCGCAGATCGGATTGCTGTTCGCTAGTGAGAGCCTTTGGACCGTTATCCACGGTCAGAATTCCACCGGGCTGTGCGCCATTCGCAAACGTGCTGGACCCGTGATTGCGCAGAGCCAACCCAAGGCCCAACGTCTCACGTGCAACCGTGATCCTGCTTTTCCCTACAATGCTGCCGAGATCACAACGATCTGCGAGATGAAAAATTTCGTCGTCAAGCAGTCGCGCAACTGCGGTGCTTCCGGCCACGTCGTAGGCGTAGCGTCCTGATGCCAACTCCACAATCGTGACTGTCTTAGGGTCAATGGGATGCAGGCCGGTGATTTCACCTGCGCCATTTGATTCAATGCGAGCATATGCATTGCCATGCAGCAAAACAGATGCGGTCATGGATTCGCGGAAAGACAGGCCCGATTGATTCGGGTTCGGTTGACTTAGCACACGTGCCAGCGGGTAATCATCCGCCCGCACACGCTCATCCTGGGTGCGCTGATAAACGTGCAAAGGCAGGCAGGCTACAGACTCGCTGAGAGCCTGCACACAGCCAAAGACCGTGCTGATTGATTCGGCGGACTTCACATCTACGAATTGACCGCAGATACTCGATGCCCCACGGTCAGCCAATGCATTCCAGCTTGGATCAGTCTTGCGTTGTTCGCGGTTGAACGGCCAAAATTTCATCTGCATGTCTCCAACCAAAATTTCAGGATCGCGAGTTGATCCACGTGCTGTGATTTGCTGCGCAGGCTGACGGTAGTCGTTGGATAGGCGGGCCAAGATTGCACAATGCTGATTTCGATCAACTCAACTTCATGCAGGGTGCGTCTATCCCCATCCCAGCTATCGCGTGTCGCAACAAATCCCATCGATACGCCGCCGAGATCACCACGCTGCGCAAGCGTGCGAATGTCATTGCCCGTGCTGGTGTCAGGAAGGGTCAGCGAATATTCCAGACCCTTATCGGTCTGACGGAGTGCAAGCGTTCCCGATTTGGTCCGACCCAACACCTTGTCCGGGGCATGGTCAGCAAGCGCGAGGATGTCTTTGTTCTCGGCTAACGTCCGAGTAAACGCGCCGGGGGCAATCAATTCCCGGAAGTCGGCGATACGTGTCTCAGTGCCGAAAGGAGCCGCCAGCCCGATAAGCTGGCGACCCTCTACAGTGGCACCGGTTGCGAAGCGGCGCTCAATGTCCACGTTAGGCTCCCGTAGCCACTACGAACGCTTCTTCATGACGCACGGCCACATCAACCGTCGCCATCGCACGCACCAAAACACCGCCACGACGATAAGACGTCTCGGCATAGGGGTTGACCAAGATTTCCACCGCGCCCCACTGGCCCAACAGAACTTGCGACCAGTCGCCGAGAATGGCGGTATTGGCAGGCGATGCATTGGAGACAGCCACGGCAAGTTCACCAATACGGCTTGCAGTCGCAATGTAGTCGCTGCCGGCTGCCGGTGCCTTGAGGATTCCACGCAGAGCCGACAGAACGTCCGGGCTGGTGTACCAGCCAGTCGGATTGACGTTGATGGCTGCAAGCAGCTGTTCAATCGCCAGCACATCGGCCCACGTGGTCGGGATTGTGTCTTTCTGCACGCCGGCACGATTGATGAGACCCAACGGCTGACCATTTGCGCCCGTGCCTGCAATGATGGCCCGATCAATCGCAGATGCAACGGCAAAACTCAGATCGTCGCGAACGAGATCTTCAATTGCCGGGGAACTCTGCTGGATCAGCTGGCGGCTCATCTCGGTGATGCCGCCAACATGCTTCGGGGTCAACGTGACCGAATCGAAGTCCATCTGCGACTCAGGTAGCTCCTGACCCTCAGTCACCCAACCAGCTGTCAGGCCCGCGCCTGCCTTTGGAATCGAAACGTTGCCGGTCAATCCGGTCAAGGTCCGCACGCCCAAACTACGAACAAGCAGAGAGTCACGCAGTGGACCGATGTACTGGTCTGCGCGGTGCTGAGTAGCGACCAACTCCGGCGCGGTCGCCGTGGTATTGGCACGCCGTTCGAATGCCGACAGTGGCACCAAGATGCCGCCATTGCGCGCCGGACCATGGCGACGCTCCAACTCGGCATGCATTTCAGCTTCGGCACCAGTCAGGGAACGGCCTTCCATTCCTGCACGAACAACAGCAAGCAGGCTGACACGGCTTTCGGTATCGCTACCGTTCGGCGTGTGGACAGGGCGAGCCTGGGAACGACGCTCGGCATCATCCAAGAACTGTTGGCGCTGTTCGTCCGATTCAAGGTTGGTAATTTCTGCCTGTAGATTCGCAAACTTGCCTTGTTCGTCGGCAGTGAGTTGGCGGCTAGCCTGTTCGGCAGTGGTGACTAGGGCGCGAGCTTCGGCAACCTTGGCGGCACGTGCTTCACGAATTTCTTTCAGGGTACGCATTTGTTTCTACTCCGGGTTATAGGGAATTCCCGGATATAGAAACTATGCGTATAAAAATAGCCGTCAAACATCCTTGTTGACGGCTATCGGAATTTGTCGATACGTGATGAAATTAGCGTGCGGTTGCGCAGGATTATAAGTGTGTCACATCAATCACCATAACGTTTGAAGGAAGCGTTTGGTTGAAACTTGATCCTGACGATCCTTGGATCTGAAACGGGGCGACTGTTACATCACCGGAAGACGATCCGATACGAACACCAGGGAGATTGACCGCATAGCCGTTTGATCCTTCTGGCCCAGCATTGACGGGGACAACGTATATCCCCGGCGAAAACACAGCAGCATAACTGCGACCAGCGGGGTACGTGCGCGTATTTCCCGCCGATCCATTAACCTGATATGTGTCTACAACGCGCATCGGTGAATGAGCGGAATCGAAAACTATTTGTCCGGACGCGTTGAAGACTTGAAGACCGTACGTCGCTGCTGCGGCCTGGGGTGCAGTATCGAATGCGTACCAATCAACCGTTGCCCCCACCCGTGCATTGACTACAAGACCAACTGTCACTGTACTTCCGTTGATGTTGTAGCTAGTCATGCTGACCAATGAACTACAGCGGACAGCAATCAGCATCATTGCATTGACATCAGAAATTTGGATTTGGACGCTGCTATTTCCGGCTACGCCCGGAGCTACAACGTTGGTGGTTGCCGTGCCTTTACGTTTGAAGTGTAGGTTTCGATAAGTTTCATCAATTTGGATGAAACCATTGGAATTTATGATCTGAAGTCCTGCGGGCATCATCGAACTCCGTAAAGTAGTGTCACCGGTACTTGTCCGGTGGGGAATGACGGATTGGGTGTCCAAGACAAAGTACCTTGGCCGTTGTCAGTGAAGAATGGACGATAGAAACTGCCACTTGGAGCGACGACCCACCATAACGTTCCTTGCCGAGTGTCTATGCTAACGCTGCCATTTGTGTTCGGTTGGATTGTCACAATTCCGGTCATCCGCCCCAGCCGGTCGGTGATGTCCAACGTCAAATTTCCGTACGCATCGAAAACTTGGAGGCCGGCGGTCATAAGATTTGTTCCGCTATGTGAAAAATTACCTGAAGCATGAAATTTATTTCAGGGCTGGTGATCCATGGTGCGAAAATTTCGTCGATGTCCATAAATTTACCTTTGGCGGTCGGAATGATGCATTTGGGTGCATCCCCTGTTACTGGTGTTACACCTGTTACTCCTGTCACCCTCGATTACAAATAACAGGGGTAACATAGAAGAAGTGTGGGAACTATGTTCTAGCGGTGTAGATGCCGCCATCAGCAGTAACAGGGGGGGTGTTACTGCCTTGTTACTCGGAAAGTCAATGGAATCAATGGAGTAACAGGTGTAACACCAGTAACAGGGGATGTACCCTTTTGCTCGATTGAAATTTCAAGATTTCGACGTTGGCGGTGGGATCGTTGGCCGATCCAAGAAATACCCGATGGGGCTTTTTGAAATTTCCCCAGCTTTCAGCATGCGGGACAATCTCATCTTCACCGTGGCATATTTCGCACCCGGTTCCATGGCATCGAAAATTTCGCGTGCGCTCGATGGAACGCCAAGCGTGACCATCGCCTCTATCACATCGTTGCGCTCACGTGAGCGTTCGATCTCGTCCACCTTGCCAACGTATGTCCATCGGCCATCTTCAAGGCTTAGTGCAAGATCTACGGGTTCCTCTACGTCACGCCCATCAACTCGCAACACGCCGCTGAAATCACCGCGCTTGCCACGCTCAAGCGCAATCACGTTGTCTACTGATCCGGTGAGGCCCTGGGTGCCGCTTACCATTTGCATGTAGTCAGTAGCGGCCTGTTTTCGTGTGTGGCTCACCAGAACGATAGAGACGTTGAATTCCCTTGTGAGCGGCTTTAGCGATTCGCCCACTTCATAGTCAAACGCATAGGCACTCTTGCGGCCCGGATCAGAATCACGAAATGCTGCTAAGGTGTCGATAACGACCAGTCGTGTTTCAGGATTCGTGCGTATCCATGCGGCAATTTTGGCAACGCCTTCATGAGATCTCGGCCAATCGTGCACACAGTGCAGGCGCGCGAGGTTCGGCGATGGGATATTTTCGATCACTTTTTGAAGACGCCTTTGCATGCGGCGCGGGTTGTCTTCCAATGCGATATACAGCGCGTCTCCCGCGATCTCAGGCGCTCGCCCGGCCCAAAGGGGAGTGCCCGTTGCCACGGCTACACACGCCTGATAGACAAGCCAAGACTTCCCACACTTGGGCGGTCCGCTCAAGATGGTGACTCCCTCGGGCAAGATATCTTGCAATGCCCATTGCACAGGTTTGAATTCACGTGTCATCAAGTCCGCAGCCGAATAGATGCCCGTGTCTGGTTTGGGTAGCGGCAATGGAGTCGCCACTGGAACTGGCAAGTTATCGATCACCAGAACAGCAGGATCTTTTGCACCCTTCCGTATCGCGGACCTGATTGTGTTGAGCGTTTTTTGTGGATCTGCCCAGCCAGCGCTCACCGTCGCAGCGTGCAGAGCCTTTATCGTTGACTGTTGATCTAGACGCCCAGCCCCAACGAACCGGCCCATTGCGTGTGCAGCGCCATTGATATGGTGATTGCGGCTCCCTTCGGGAACAGACGCAACGCGTTCCAAGGTGCGTGCAAGTTCCATCTCCGCCACCGCGATTGCAGCAGCATGCGGAACAACCGCTGGTGTGGGGTAGGGCTTGGGTACTGGCAATGCAACCGAAATCGGCGCAACCGCCTGACCCGAAAATTGCCAGTGCTTGAATCCCATAACAGGGAGGAACAGTGGTTGTTCAGAACGATCACAAGCATCGTCCCATTTGGCGGACGTACTAAGTTGCAGGCGAATACGCTCACTTGTCAGCCTCACCGATTCGCGCGAGGCCGGCTGTGTCAATTCAATGATGATGCGTGCACGCGGTGACTCATCCTTATGGGATGCGGTTGTGTAGATCAAGGCATTGCACGACTGAAGTTTTGCGACGATTTGTGCAAAGTCTTCGGGTGTCGTGCCGTCGATATCCAAACCGATCCAATTGCGCGGCGCTACGTTCTCGCTGCAACGCGTGCCATTGAACTGCGCTGCAATCCACGCATACCCCTTGGCGGGTGAGACATCGCCAAGAATTGCCGCACAGAATTCCCCCCAGCTGGCGGCAGTCTTGTTCACGGGCTGGATATCGTAAATTCGCGAGCCTCTACTAAAATTGACGGGCAGGGTTGCCGCTACCTGATTACCAAGTAAGGTGCTGTTATTCATTGGGGTGCCTCAGAAGCCTTTATATTCGGCGTGTAGCGCGACGATTACTTCCGCAGCTTGACGGTAAGCAGCTTTAGGCCCCGGCCTGACGCAGAACATTGATAGGACTGTCAGATATCGAGCAATCTTATATTCGTCAGGCTCTACAGCCGGGAGATTTTGAAAGGCATTCCATTGCAAGTGCGCATTTGCATAGGCACTAGCAACATCTGCGCGACGGCGAGGAAAGAGTTCCGCGATTTTGCGGGTGAGTAAGATATCGCTGACGCTGATCATTTGGGGAACCCCCACACGATGGCATCAATACTTCCGCGAAGCGCTAGTTTTGCATCAATGTCGCGGCCTGCCAGGGTATAGCGGACTATCAGGCAGGCAGCAGCCTTTTTTGCGTACTCCGGGAGATGCTGGTAATCCGGCGAAGTCGCCATTGCATTTCTAGTTGAGTCGATCACTCGACCAATATGCGCCTCCGGATAGTCCGGATAGTCTTGGCGGTAGGTTTCGACTTGATAGGCAGGGTGGTTCATCACGCTGCCTCCTGCTGGCTTTCGATCCACTTATCAAACGCCTGCACATCAACATAGACGCGCCGGCCAACGCGGACGATTGCGCCGTGGGCACGTAATCCGTTGTCCTCTTGTCGAAAAATCCACCAGCGCAATTGCGCTTCAGTGAAGGGGCTATCGGCGGCGAAATCTGAGACTGATAAAAGTTTTCTCTGCATCTTTCTGGCTCATGTGGTTGGCATGGCCTGAATATTGGGTGTCGTTGGATCTAATGTCTATTATCACCTTGAATAATCTTTCGATTATTCAAGGTGTCAATTGGTTATTTGTTACTTTTATACTTGTTTTTAGGCTTTTGATGCGACTATCAATTCAAGTTGTCAACTGAATAGACCGTTCATTTAAAGGAACTTCTCCGCCATCCGATCAATTGCGCTTTTTGTGTGTTGCTCGCTCAGGTGGCTATAGCGCTTCACCATTGCCAACGTCTTGTGCCCAAGAATCGCCGCGATGTCCATCAGTGACGCGCCACTCATAGCCAAGTAGCTGGCTGCGCTATGTCGAAGATCGTGGAATCTGAAATCACCTAATCCCGCCGACACACACGCTGCGCGCCATGGCTTATCGAGCATAGGACCAGTGATCGGAAAGATTGGGCCGGTTGTGCGAGCCATGGCCTGAAGCATTTGCGTAACACCGGTAGCCAACGGAACCGTCCGGTTCTCTCCATTCTTGGTGTCGATGAAGCGCGCGGTACGCCTGTCAAGGTCCACGTGTTCCCATTGCAGTCCCAGTAGCTCTCCACGCCTTGCACCGGTAGCCAACGCCAGCCGGACCAAAGGGGCGAGGGGAGCGCAATCCGACGCGTCGCATGCTGCCAACAGCGCCAAGCGCTCCGGCTCGCTCAGAAACCGCTCACGTCCCTTACTCTCCTGCATCCGGGTGACGTTGGGTACTGGGTTCTTGGTCAGCCATCCGTACTCTTTGACGGTCACGCTCATCACCGCCGACAGGGAAGCTAGACGACGGTTGATGGTGCTGCCGCTTCTCAGCTTGTCGCCCCGAACCTTGCCAGCTGCCAGACGGTCGCGGATTGCGGCAATCTTGGCGGGAGTCAATCCAACAAGCGGCACATCGCCGATTTCAGCTTTCCACCAAGCCAGCATCTGAATTTGCTTGGCTGCATCCTTTTGCCGCTTGGCCGGCAGTGTCACTTCTAGGTAGCGATCAATGGCATCGCCGACAGTGCGCTTGCGAACTTCTGTAGACGGTACGAAGTCGCCCACGTCCAATTTATGCTCAATGCTGCGTGCCCATTCTTGAGCGTCTATCTTTCGGTCAAACGATTTCGTGAGCCATGGGCCGGACTGCCGCCGCACGCGCACGCGCCAAGTGACCTTGCCACTTGTGCCGGTACGTTTTTCAAAGGTTGCCAT